TACCAGCATCAGACCTTAAACCATGAGCTACGTGGGCACACTCTGCGATAGCTGAAAGCTGTGGGTATCCAACACCAGTTTTGAGTCTGGTCGTGCAAGCACTTCCCGGCCCAATACCAATCTTGACAATATCAACTTCGCCATGCAGGATAAGTTCTGACACCATCTCTGGTGTGCAAACATTACCTGCCATGATAATTGAATCAGGAAATTCTAATCTAATTTTACCGCAGTAGTCAACAAATCTTTCTGTGTAACCGTTGGCAATGTCAATACAAATGTTTGGACTAGAACCTAGACGATCTTCGATGTGAAACAGTTTTTCTAACTCATACTCTAAGTCCATACCAATACTAACCCAGACATGGTTTTCAACATTATAATATTTGAAGTAGTCTTCTATAGTCTCTCCATCATAATGTTTATGTAAGCAGGTAATCATCTCATGGACACTCAAAGCTGTACCCATCCTAAATGTACCTGTAGTATCCATATTGGCAGCTACTAGCGGTACACCATGCCACTCTTTTGGCGAATGATAAAACTTAAACCTTCTGTGTAGGTCTACCTCTTTCCTGCTCGCCGCCTTCGACCTTTGTGGTACGAGTAAGACATCATCAAAGTCTAGTTTCGGTTCTGGATCAATTTTCAGCATCTTCTTCCTCTATGTCAAATGGTACATCGGAACCTTCAATTACATCACCATCAGGTGACGAACGCATTTCGTCTCTGGTTCTTAGTTCTGTCAGTCTTGCATGTGAACCTTCCATCTGGAAGTTAATATAGTTACCATCTATCAGCCCAGCACCATGCCTTGCTTTTAGATTGACAACCTTGTGTGTACCACCATTAGGACCGTCCTCTGCCAGTTCCTCTGCCGACTTTAATTTAAAATAGGACAATGACGTACACAACCAAACAATCCTGTCAGAACCGCTCACAGAACCGGTATCTTCCCTTGTGATACCATCACGATTAAGCTGAACAAATGATAGGCAAGCAAAGTCGTACTTCACTGTTAAGTTGTGAAGTTCTGTGATTTGGAAACCAAGAGCCTGATATTCTTTAAGATCGCCGGATATGCCTGACGAACTCATTAGTTTTAGGTAATCATATACAACCAAGCAGTCGTTTGTTCTGCCGTTTTCGTCCTGTCCGACTTCACGTAGAATCCAGCGTTTGATTGTATTTAGAATTGTCTCAAATGGGGCACCTGCCACACTGACATAAGTGTACGGCAAATCTCTAATTTCTTCTGCCGCATTTTTAACAGCGATTGCTTTTTCATCATCTTCTGAAAACTTACCAGTCGCAATCTCTTGAATGGGCACTCCGCTAACGTGAGAGAGAATTCTATTGAGGTGATCCTCTTTGCTCATCTCAGTATCGAGCATAAGTACAGGAATTCCATTCCTAGCATTGTGCAAAGCAACGTTATCTGCAAACACAGACTTGCCCACTCCGGGCCTTGCGGATACAAGATCCACACACTTACGACGTAAGCCACCACCAATGATGGAATCATATCTGGCATATCCACTAGACAATCCTATTTGGTCGCATTTGTTTTCGATTAGAAAGTCGATGTAGTCATCAAGGTCATCACCAAGCATCTCTGGTTTATGACCTGTCTCATCGTCACGTAAGAAATCCATCAATGGGGTTTCAACCATATTGATAATCTGGTCGATACTCTCATCACCAACAATGGAAGAAATATCGTTGTCTATTTTATGAGCAATCTTTCTTGCGTTTCTCGCAAACTCAAACTTCTTGACCTGTGCAGCAAAATGCAGGACGTTATCCTTTTTTACAGGATAGTCCATAAGGTCACGAATGTACTCTAATTCGTGTACAGTTTTGATAGACTCAGACAGATCTAACTGTTCTGCTGCCGAAAGTATAGCGGGAATATCTGCAACAGCATCGTTGTGCATAACCTTTTCAAGACATTTGTATATGACTTGATTGCTTCGGTTTGAAAAACTGCTATGCGTTAGAAAGTCGCTGATTTCAACATAAGATTCAAGCCCGTGTTCAAAGAGTCCAGCTAAAACTGCTCTCTCTGCACCGACATCAGCAAGCTGATTAGACATGTTACCTTCCTGTGCAGCGGTTGCATCTAATATTTTCACCGTATACATACGCAGGATTTACTGCAAAACTGCGTCCACAAACATGACACTCGATAGTGCGTTTCTTGGCCTTACTACGATTCCTCGCTGCTTTACCCATACGCTCGAACTTAGCGGGATCAAAGTTCGGATCACGATCCTCGCCGTTGTCTACCCACTGATTCTTTCTGGCTCTCACCGGAGATTTCCTTTTTTCTAATTGTTCATTTTGAACCACCCTAAAGTCCTCTGTCACATTTGACCGAGGTTTTGAGGAAACCGATTCCTCTTGTTCTGCTTGCGTTTCTTTACTTGGAGATTTAGAAACAGTTTGATTCATATTAGACATTAAACCTTGCACCAACTGGGCCTTCTGCTCATCTGTCAATGACTCTAACAATGTTTTTACAATGTCGTCACTCATTTTCTCTTCCCTTTTTCCATTAGAATATCTGCCTTACGGCGAACGTTGTATTCTCTACTCTTTAATAGCTCAAGTCTGCTCTCTGCTGTTATCAACCACTCGTTAATACTTCTTGCTATGTCGTTTTCCCTTTTAATCAAATCAACTTTAGTTTCGTATTTCATAAACTGTACTTCGATTTGTGTCACTTCACTAGCTAAGATGCTACCAAGGTTTTCTCTACACCATCTTGCAACATTTTCGCTTTGTGATCGACACCAAGCTATGTGATCTGCATACTGATATAGTTGATAAGCATAGTTGAAGCAGTCGTCTTGGGTCAACTTCTCCATCTTGTCTAATGTTAGAGTCTCTGCAATAGCAAACTCTGGATTAAACTTGGTTGGAGCGATGTTCTCTGCCGTAATGTACCTATCAATACCTTCTAAGAATATTTTAAGTCTATCTGCTGCGTTCAATTTTCTCTCTCCAATATTCTGGGTCTTCATCCCAACGTAGCTCTACGAGTGTGATGTCGTTAATCCTACACCATTCTTTCTTGTCTAGGTCTCGCTTCTTTGCTTGTGCAAAGCCTATTCTAGACTTATGAAAGTATGGCACATACTTAAAGTGTTGTTCGCCATGCACCTCAATACCTATTGTACACGATGGAATCAAAAAGTCAAGGGCTAATTTGGATTTTTTTGTAGAAGAACCGGGAAGCGTAACTTCTTCAAGTACCTGATAGGGATAAAAAAGCTCCGCTATAATTTCTCTAGCCTGTAAGTGATAGAAGCTACGCCTACTCCGATTGTTAATCAAATATTTTTTGGTGTCGAGATTATACTCTCTACCATTTAATCCTGTGACTTTCATTAGAACAAATCTCTAACTTCTTCGATAACAATATCTCTAAGGTCTTGGTTGTCATTTAGAAAGTTTACCAGCTTTTCCATACCCTGAAACTTAAACGCTTTAGTTACAGCTTCTAGGTCGTCTACATCAACCTCTTTGTCTTTAAGATAATTTGTAACAAGGATTTGATCTTTATTATCTACCAGACATTGAATAGTATACCAAGCACCTTTTGCTTGAATGAGGGCGAAGTCTGTAGCGATCTGTGCAATCTCTTGCGACTCATCAATACCGATTCCGTAGCGAATCCAGCTTGCTGCCGTACTCATAGGTGTGCCACCAGCAGCAGAAGTCTTGATTACCCAGTTAGCAACTTGACCAACGTGATTGCCTGATTCTTTGGGTACTTCCCACTTGCCACGATGCGTGATGACCATGTTGGTTCCAGCTTGAAACTGTAGCATGTTACCGCAATCTGCCATCTTGCTGGGTGCAAAGCGTGACCCACCAGTATTGGCAATATTGTGAGTGATGAACACGGCGATAGCTTTCATACGTGATACATCACCGCTGATACGCTTGAAGAACATAGACAACAAGCGTGGTAGAGCGTTACGAACACCTGTGCGAATCTCGCCATCAATCTCGTCCTGTGGAACCATATTAGATGTAGAGTCACAGATCAAGAACAGGTTCTCTTCTTCTTTAAGAAGTCGCTCCATGATA